AAAGATATTAGAGAATATTTTAAAAAGATATATCCTGGTCTCTCAGCAGGAGACTTGAAAGAATTAACAACTGCATTTTGTGATCAACACAAACGCAAAATTTATCTAGCAAATAAATTTCCAGAATTAAAATTTGATGAGGTAGAATTACTTAGTGAACTCGTTACAGATAATGAAATCGAAGAATACGAAAAAGAACTTGGCAACTAAATTTGGTTGCGACTTTTGTGGTCGATCATTTCAAAAAGAAACTACGATTGACAAACACCTGTGTGAAAATAAACGCAGATGGGGAGATAAGGACTTAAAAGGCAATCGTATTGGATTTCAATCATGGCTGAACTTTTATGTTCATAACACTACAAGCAAAAAACAAAAGACTTATTTAGACTTTATTAAAAGTGCCTATTATCTTGCTTTCGTTAAGTTCGGTCATTACTGTGTTAATGTAAAATGTATTAACATTAGTCGTTATGCAGACTGGTTACTAAAGAATCAAATACGTATAGATAAATGGACAAGTGACAAAAATTATACTAAATTCGTTACTGAATATTTGAGAGAAGAAAATCCATTAGATGCAATCGCAAGAAGTATTGAAACTGCTATCAGTATTGCAGAAGAAGAAAAGATTAAAAATGATGATGCATTGAGATATGCATCACCAAACAAAATCTGTTATGAGATTACTAAAGGAAAGATATCTCCTTGGATGCTATATCAAAGTGAGTCTGGTGTAAAGTTCTTAAGTAAGTTAGATGAAACTCAACAAAAAATGATACTAGAATACATCGATCCTGAGAAGTGGGCAATCAAATTCAAACGTGATCCATCTATAGTTAAAGAAGTAAAAGAACTCATGCAACATGCAGGGTATTGATGAAAGAGTTAGATTTAAAGTTTCACAGATTAGATGGACGATTTAAAGGGAATGATATCTTCACATGGATGTGTACTACTATCATTCAGCCACAGTATGAACGTTTTAGTCCTAGACCTCTAGCACAAACAGACTTAGCAAAAATTATAAAATTTAATCAATTACGTGACTGGTGTTGGGATACATGGGGACCTAGTTGTGATTTAAAAGACTATGACAGAATACATGAACTATCTAACTACGTAAGCCTAGCACAATACAACGACAACACCCATGACACACTTAACGAACATTGGTGTTGGTCTAATGAAGAAGATCATAAACAAAAGAGAATATATCTAGCAGGCGATAAAGAACGCACATGGCTAGAAACGAGGTGGCGATGAGTCAGTGGCACGGTGGTAAAGGTTCTGGTCGCCGTAAGGGGAGTGATCAAAAATCATATGCAGATAATTGGGATCGTATCTTCGGTAAAAAAGATATCACTAATGATCAATTATCACATGAAGGCAGGGGTTTTGATATCATAAATGATATCGTTCCTGACAGTCTTATTCAACGTGTAAACGATAGAAAAGATGAACTATACCCTGTCAGAGCCTCTACGCATAAAAAGCAATATGCAGAAGCAGAGGCATGTAAAAAACTGTTTGGTATTGCTGTATGGTGGAGTCAACTCACAGATGATTGGGACGAAGTTAAAGAGATACATGACCTCATCTATCCTGAAATTAAAAAACATCTAACTGATGCAACTTTCTATGCAAGTGACATTGTTACGATTAATGGTCCAAGCAGATGGATAGGCCCTCATGTAGATACGCCACATAGATTTGAGCAATACAATAAAAGAGAAAACAATGATGTTTGCGGTGTACAAGTTATTATACCACTTGATGATTTAGATAAAGATACAGGGGCAACTGGAGTTGTGCCTAACTCACATAGAGAAGATTGGGACATCCAAGACTGTTATGAAGGTGTGCATGATGAATACTTTTTAGAGAACGCAGAACAGTATGACATGCCCAAAGGCAGTATCTTGTTTTACAATACTCGTTTAATGCATTCTACTATGCCATTGCATTTACCCAAAAAGCGTTCCATTCTATTGATTAATTATATCAGAAGTGATATAATAGAAAGAATAAAAGATAAAGATAACGTGTGGAGTAGCAATGGCAAATGATGTAATGATAGATATGGAGACGTTGAGTACGAATCCTGATTGTGTTATATTGACAATCGGTGCTGTTCGTTTCGACCCTCGAGGTGACGGTGTTGCTGAACGATTAGAATTGCGTCCTACGATTGATGAACAAACAGAAGAATTTAACAGATCAATAGATCCAGATACTGTTGAATGGTGGGGACAACAATCTGAAAGTGCTGTTGAAGAAGCATTAGGTGATAGAGGCAGAATTCCATACAGAGATGCTTTAGAAGAACTAAAAAAATTCTGTTGGAATCGTAATGCAGTTTGGTCTAATGGTGCAACGTTTGATATTGTCGTAGCAGAAAATGCATTTAGACAAGTAGATATCAAAATCCCCTGGAACTTTTGGACTATTAGAGATACTAGAACATTGTTTGATATTGGTAAAGTTAAGTTATCAGATGGTGGTTACTCAACATCACACAAAGCAGTCGAAGATTGTGAAAGACAAGTTGCAGTTGTACAAATGGCATATAAAAAACTTATGGCTGTAGGACTAGGACAGAAATGATTCAATCTGACATTGATATAGATTTCGGAGATAGAGATAAAATATTATCTTTGATCAAACATATCCCTGCATCAATGCGAGACAAAGAAACTGTTAAGAAACATCCTACAGGTGTTTACATATCACAAATTCCATATGACCCTACAACAAATATGTCTTCGTTAGATTATAAAGAAGCAGAAGCAAGAAATTATTTTAAACTTGATTTACTTAATGTAGGAATCTATCAAGCAGTTAAAGATGAAATGCATTTGGTTTCTTTAATGAGAGAACCTAATTGGGAACGTCTTAAAGAAAAAGATTTTGTTGAACAATTAATACACTTAAATAGACAGTATAACATGTTACAACAAATGCCAGAACCAGTAAATAGTATACCGAGACTTGCAATGTTTCTGGCTGTTATTAGACCTGCTAAAAGAAGTTTAATAGGTCGCAATTGGAAAGAAATTGCAAAAACGGTATGGATAGACGATAACATCGGCTATACATTTAAAAAATCACATGCCATAGCGTATGCACACTTAGTTGGCATACATATGAATTTATTAGAGGAAGCGAATGATGTCACAATATGATGAAAGGGTCGAAAGACAAAGACTTAAACTAAAAGCCGAAGAATGGGCTAAAGGTGTTAAATCATTACATGCACATTCATTAAGTTCAATGTGGTATGATACAAGACCACAAGACACTAAAGATGGTAAAACTGTTATGGATGTAGAATACAATGATGGTAGTGTCAGAAGGGAACTTCAAACCGGAGAAATAGTTATCTTAGGAAAAGCATTGAAAGGAAATGATTTGATTGATCAATTCACAAGGGCAGGTACTTGAAAGAGTTAATGAAGGACATTAACGACACCCTTGAGGAAGAACTCAGGCTTATGCTTGTGGAGAAAAACAACGAGTGTAATCAATTAAAAGCCAGAGTTAAAGTTTTAGAAGAAACTGTTGCCCAAGAACAAGAAGAAAAATATAGAGCCTTAGTACGAGCGGCTGATCTTACACACGCATTAAAAGGAAAATAATGACTGAAGAAAAACTAAAACTAACACTGCTTAAAGAAAAAGATCCTAAACTCACTGAGCCCTGTACCAATTGGGATTTTACTAGAGACGGAGATCCTAAAGAGTTAGTATTAGCAATGGGAAAAGTAATGATGGATCCCAATCGTCCTGGTATAGGTTTGTCTGCTAACCAAGTTGGTATACAAAAGAATATTTTTGTTATGGGAACTGAAGAACGATTAATTGCATGTATCAATCCAGCAATTGATGAACTGCTAGGTGAAAAGGAAATATATTTAGAAGGTTGTTTAAGTTTCCCTGAGTTATGGTTACATGTTAAACGTCACCCTGAAGTCATTGCTTCATACCAAACAGTAGACGGAGAACTAGTAGAAAAGAAACACATGAAAGGCTTAGAAGCAAGAGTCTTCTTACATGAATATGATCATTTGTTAGGAGTAACGTTTGATGAACGTGTTCAGAGTAAACTTAGTTTAGAATTGGCTAAGAAACGTAGGGCTAAGAGACTACGAGTGAATGCTAAAATTGCTAAACGTCTTAGTAAACTTTCTTTACCAGAGTAATAGTTTTTCGTTTAACTCTTTTCTTCTGAAAATCACTCATACTTACGATTGGTCCATGCAACAAGTTTAATGCTTTGTTGTTGAACGTTTTAATAAACGGCTTAAAATCACGCCATTCGTCTTTCAAAAACAAGTGAATTGGTATTTGACGATTTGATTCCCACCACCATATGTCACCTAATTCTAAGAATTTTACTTTTAACTCTGAATCTTTGATCGAACCATAGTCGTAAATAGTAGTGACAATATCATCACGGTTTTGAACAATGCCTACAAAGTCCTCTCCAGCATATTGTAAAACTGAAATAAAAGGGTGAGACTCAGTAAGTTTTTGAAAATAATCTTTTGGTGTTTTTGAATCATTATCTGTCATTGTAGTTGTATTTATGAGGCAAAAATAAATGGTATATTTTCTTCCGAATTTATAGAGATAAATATATCTTATAGGAGATTTAAATTTGTGTCGTACACTACATCAGTATATACATATACAGTTAGACAGATCGTTGTTGTCTTGTCAGGTACAAGCCCGAGGAAATATATGCCAGTCTATTCAAAACCATTAACATTAAACAAAGGTGTTGACAATCAATTACAGTTTCAGTTTCTGAATCAGGAACAGAAGCCTGTTGATCTATCATCTATTGCTACAGCAAATCAACAAATATCATTTAGAGCCCTTAACTCAGATGGTACTAAAATTCTTTTCAGAAAGGCTTTAACTCCAGTATTAGATGTTAATGGTATTTTTGTATTAAACACGACTCCTGGAGAAATTGAAGATATCTCAGCACAACAAGGTTCGTACTCATTAGAATGGCCAAGTGGTAACCTGAACTTACCTGTTTTTGTAGATTCTAAGGCAGGAGCAAGAGGTGATTTAAATATCGTTGACTCTGTGTTACCTTCTTTTGTTCCTTCTCAAGTCGTTACAATACCAGATGATCAAACACTACCAAACGCAAGTGCAAACGCAAATTCTGAAGCAGTTACATTCTATTCAAGTGTTATAAACACAACAGATAATCCGGTATTATCAACATCTATAGATTGGGCAAACTATGTTGGTAATCTAACAATTCAAGGATCAACACTAGTTGATTCAGATTACTATGATATCAATTCATATCGATATGGCAATGCCGCCAATGGTGCAGTAGAAAACGGAACATTAGGTTATACAATAAATGGATATCATCCTTTTATTCGTCTCAAATTTCACGCAAATGTGGGTAACATAGTTACTATTTTGGCAAGATAAGTTACCCTGATTACTTGTTTTAACACTCTCTTTCGTATATAATATCAGATATGTTTGATATACTTACGATTGTCCCTGGCAAAAAGAAAAACACGCAAAGCGGTTGGACTTCGTTCAATGCTCCCTGCTGTGTGCATAATGGTCATAGTCAGGACAAACGTATGCGTGGAGGAGTTAAAATAGATGGTGATAATTGGCAGTATCATTGTTTTAATTGTTCATTCAAATGTGGTTTTAAATTAGGTAGAAATATTAGCAAAAAGTGTCGTAGATTTTTAAGTTGGTGTGGCATGAATGATACAGACATTAGTAAATGGGCTATGCATTCTTTACAACACAAAGACTTATTAGATTCTATTATAACGAAAAAGAAACAACATGCAGTACCTGTTTTTAAAGAAAAAGAAATGCCAGAAGGTGAACTGATTTATGAAGGCAATTCAGAACATAAAGTTTACATTGACTATCTTGCAACAAGAGGTATGACTCATAATGATTATCCTTTCTTAGTCACACCTAAAGAAGAAGGTAGAAATTCACAACGATTGATTATACCTTACACGTATGAAAACAAAGTTGTAGGTAGTACAAGTAGATACTTAGACAATAGAGTGCCTAAGTTTATCAATGATCAACAGCCAGGCTATGTATTTGGTATTGACTTACAAAAACCGGACTGGGAAGTCTGTTTAGTGTTTGAAGGTATCTTTGATGCAATCTCAATGAATGGATGTGCCTTGACTCACAATACAATCAATGATAATCAAGTTGGTGTATTAAAGAAGTTGGGCAAACAAATTATTGTTGTCCCTGATCAGGATAAAACAGGGTTAGAGATATGTGATAAAGCATTAGAACTAGGCTTTGACGTATCTCTTCCTAACTGGGAAGAAGACATTAAAGATGCAAATGATGCCGTGATAAAATATGGGAGACTTCCTACTTTACTAAGTATATTGGAAGCCGCAACTAATAGTAAAATTAAAATAGAAGTTATGAGGAATAAAATTGCTAAAAGAATTTAACGCAGAGGTGCAAGAATTGTTCTTGCGAATGATGGTAACAAACGCAGAGTTGTTTGTTAGGATCACTAATATTTTTAATGCAGAAAACTTTGACAGAAGATTAAGACCTGTCGCAGAGTTTATGAGAGAGCATTCAGATCAATATAAAATATTGCCTGACTCAACGCAAATCAAAGCAACAACAGGTGTTGATATAGATTTAGTTCCTGACTTAGATGAAGGGCACTATGAATGGTTTATGACTGAGTTTGAGGCATTTACTCGTAGACAAGAACTAGAACGAGCAATCATGGCATCAGCAGATTTACTAGAGAAAGGTGATTATGATCCTGTCGAAAAGTTAATCAAAGATGCAGTACAAATATCATTGTTAAGAGATATGGGTGTTGACTATTTTGATGATCCTAGGGCTCGTTTGATGCATCTAAAAACAAGCAATGGTCAATCGTCTACAGGATGGCCTGTACTTGATCAGAAACTTTATGGTGGATTTAATCGTGGAGAACTACAAATCTTTGCAGGTGGATCAGGTTCTGGTAAGTCGTTGTTCATGCAAAATCTTTCAGTAAATTGGATTCTTGCTGGTCTTTCTGGTATCTATATTACTTTAGAGTTGAGTGAACATTTATCAGCAATGAGAATCGATTCAATGGTTACTGATACTGGCGCAAAAGAAATCTTTAAAGATTTAGACAATGTTGAAATGAAAGTGAAGATGAAACAGAAAGCGGCTGGTCAATTACGAATCAAATACATGCCTGCTCAATCTACTGTAAACGATCTGAGAGCATATTGTAAAGAGTTGCAAATACAAACAGGTATGAAACTAGACTTTTTATGTGTTGACTACTTAGACTTGTTGATGCCTGTAAGTGCTAAAGTAAGTCCGAGTGACTTGTATGTTAAAGACAAGTATGTATCAGAAGAATTGCGTAACTTAGCAAAAGAATTAGATATAATCTTTGTAACTGCATCACAGTTAAACAGAAGTGCAGTAGAAGAAATAGAATTCGATCACAGTCATATCTCAGGTGGTATCAGTAAAATTAATACAGCAGATAATGTATTCGGTATCTTTACATCACGCAGTATGAGAGAACGTGGACAATATCAGATTCAGTTAATGAAGACAAGATCAAGTTCTGGTGTAGGACAAAAAGTCGAACTAGCATTTGATGTTGAAACATTGCGTATTACAGACCCTGGCACTGCAACAGTATCAGGTACTGCAACAGATGCTCCTCAACAATCAGCACAATCGATCATGGACAAGTTTAAAACTAGTTCTAGTGTTGGAGCAACAGATCAAATTGTTCAGGCTCAAGTTGATCCTGCAAATAAAAAGGTTGTTGCAGACGTTCAAGGTTCTAAACTAAAATCATTATTGAACAACCTCAAAGACACAAACTAAAGAATTTAGTGTTAATTGGCTAATGTAGACTAAATACTATACACGGATTTAAGAGAATCACTATGCAAAAGAAAACAAGAAGTTTATTAGAAGAACTCGAATCGATTGGGCAAAACCGCGATGTACCCCACATCGTAGAGTCACGTGGAAATCATATTATTTCCAGTGCATTGAACCTTATTGAATATATTCAACGAAATTATAGTGATGATCAAGCACAATTACTAGAAAAGAAATTATTGAGTTCTATTCGTGGTAGAGATAATAGTCGATTTACAAAAACTATTAAAAAGATTTAGGAAACAGACATGTTAAGTAATGATATTATAAATGAAGCAATTCATAATATGCATAATAGAGAAAAAAAAGACCAATCAGGAAGTAATGGTGGTCGCCAACGTCAAAAATCAAAATTTAAACTTAAAGGAATAAAAAATTCTAAGTCACAGTTAGCAAGAGGTTATTTTGTAGAAGATATGATGAATAAAATCTATGATTTAGTAAAAGGCCAGTTAGATTCAGATTTTTCATATCTCGTAAAACCTGGAGAGGAGCCTTTAGAAGATCAAATGACATTAGAAAATTACATGTCTAATTGGTATACTGAGTATACAAGAGGTTTAGAAATAGGTCAAAAATTAAAATCATATTCAAATCGAATATTTAAAGTTATGCAAGAACAATGGGACGAGGGTACTTATAAAGAATCTCTAATGCGTGATTTGGCTAATGCGACATGGCTGGCTACACAAGCACCAGAGAATGAACCGACACTGCCTGAACCTGAAACTGATCAACAAATGGCTCAAGCAAATGACGCCGCAGACGAAAGGGGACCAGACGTAACTATAGCAACGCCAAACAACCCAGTCGCGGACACAGACATGGCTCAAGCAAATGACCGAATGGATTATGGCGATGTTGATGGTGAATATGATCCAAGTGTTAACTATAACATACCAGCATATAAGAGACAAGGCAAGAAAATAAAGGGCGTTAAAGAATCTAAAACTCAATCAGCACTAAGAGCAGAAAAAATACCAGCATTGAAAACGAGGTAATAGTGAGTACTCTTACTGAAGTTATCGCTAAGTCATTACGACAACTAGAAAAAATAAACATAGTCGAAGCGGCAGGTCATATGGATCATCCAGAAGACTTGGTGTTTTTAGATGATGAGAACGGTGCAAGACATGCACTGAAACAAATAGAAGCAACAATTCAATCCCCAAACAATATTACAATCAAGTGGGACGGTTATCCTGCATTAATCTTTGGTCGCAACCTTGAAGGTAGATTTTCTATTATGGACAAGCACATGTTCAATAAGAAAGATGGTAGCGGTAGATTAGTTTACTCTCCACAAGAATTTCAAGCATATGATAAGGCTCGTGGCGTAAACAGAGGTGATTTGTATCGTATTATTGATACTGTATGGCCTGGACTAGAAAAGTCTGACAGAGGGTCTACTGGTTATTATTGGGGAGACTTGTTATTCAGTCAACCATTACAAGACAAAGATGGTCTTTACAGTTTTAAAGCAAACCCTGGAGGT